GCTTGGCTGGGTGACGCACTGCCACGGCTATTGGGAGCCCCTACAGTATGCGGTTAAACGCGGCTACTTGGCGGTGAAGGTGAATATGCCGCGGTGGCGGCCTAATGGTGAGTCGTTTGTTCCTGCACCTACTGTGCGGGTGACCCCGAAGGGGCTAGACCGTCTTGCTGAGGGCCTGCCTTCACATGTGTGGGGGCGCGAACAATGAGTAGCGATTCTGCACCGTACGTGTACACCTATGATGGCCCCGCAAACCTAATCGGTGATGAGTTCGGCTACCAAATGTCGCGGGACACGGTAAAAAGGGCGACGCTGCGAGGCGAGCTACGGGCAGTGAACCGGGACGAGTATGGGCTGCATGGTCCTATCACCATGTATGCGAAGAGTGACGTCCGCGCCTGGTTTGAGAACTACATGGGGGTGAAATAGTGGCCGCTTCTGCTCTCGGATTTTTACTTGTTATGGCCGTTGGGGGTGCAGTGTGCGGGGTCGCTGATCTTGTACAGGGCATCGTCGCCCGGCTGCTGTCTACATGTGTCACTGTGACGAAACAAGGTGGTGTGAACACTAGTGAATATCTCATGGCATGAGCACGCCAAGTGCGCTGGTAACAAACATTTCTGCGAAGAACTGGAGCGTATCGGGAATCGGTACCGCCGTAAGGCTATCGCTGAGGCCTGTAGGGGGTGTCCTGTGATGCGTGAGTGTGCGATGGATTGTTTTGAGTTTGATGAGGATGGTGTGCCGCATGTTCGGGAAGTGTGCGTGCCGAGGGCTGGCGTGTGGATTACATCGGCTACGCGCCCGAGTTCCTTTACTCATCATTATTTGGCGATGGTGGCGGGCATTGATGCGTGACGTCCCCAGGTGGGTGTTCGAGGTCGATGACGAGGACGAGGACACCCCAGAAATTGACCTTTACGACTGGTTTAAAGACTTGGAGTTTGAAGAATGATTATCAAAGATTCCGATCGCGAGACGCACAGGGAGCGTTGGCTGGAGATTCGCCGTAATGGTTTGACTGCTACTGAGGTGGGTCAGATTGCGGCTGGTAAGGCGAGTGTGGCTGGGATCGTTGAGCGGAAGCAACGTGGCTATTCGGTGCCGTCTAATCCCTTCATGGAGTGGGGGAACATTATGGAGCCCCGCATTCTGGATTGGCTCCGTATGGAGCTGGATAACGCCACTATCGTTGCTAATTCTCATATCGTGGCGTGGGATGAGGACTCATTCTGTCTCTCTACTCCGGACGGTTTTATGGATGGTGCTGTGGTGGAGTGTAAGACCACCGGGGATCGTTGGGAATCTCTGCATGACGAGTCCATGCCTATGCTTGATCGGTTCAAGGAGTGCAGGATTCCCCACTACTTCTACCAGTGTCAGTAGCAGATGCTGACCTGTGATCTGGACGAGTGTGTGTTCGCCTGGAATGTGCGTGAGCTTTCTCCTCTTGTTGATTATCGCCTTGTCGAGGAGCATGAGCGTCGGTTTAGGAAGTTCTACATCGGCGATGAAGAGGTCCGTGACCCTGAGCTGCTGTTTATGCCTGGGGATTTCTTTTATATCACTGTTGAGCGTGACTGGTATGCCTGCGAGCGTCTACTCGACATTATGTACGAGGTTAAGGACTTTCCCGAGACTTTACCGACGATTATCACGATGAAGGCGATTACGTTTATGCGGATGGCTAGGCAGTATGAGGCGCGGGCGAAGGAGTTGCGGGCTGAGGCTATTGAGCTTGTTAAGCCGCTTATTCGTCCAGGAGAGAAAGTGTCTGGCGAGTGGGGGAGCGTGTCGTGTAGTGAGCGTAAGACTACGCGGTTTGATACTAACAAGCTCAAGTTTGAGCACCCTGATCTGTTCAAGAAGTACAGCAGCGAGACTGTATCTACGCGGATTCGCTTCACCCTGAAAGGGGACAACTGATGCAGTTCAACCCTAACGACTATGCAACTGTCGATGAGCGGCATCGTGCAGCACGTAAAGATAACCCCACTATGGTGGTGGAAACGATCATGCTTAACTCGATCGATTGCCCTGCATCTGAGCCTATCCGCTGGGTATTCCACTGCAAGCTCTACAGGTCTCCAGAGGATCGAAAGAACGGTTTGCTGTGGTCAACTGGCACTGCCTGTGAGATAGACATGCAGGGAGGTGTGGCTAATAATGTTGCTGCCTGCGAGAATACGGAAACTTCAGCTCTTGGACGCGCCCTTGCTAATGCTGGCTATTCGGGTAATAAACGGGCTTCTCGTGAGGAGATGGAGAAGGTACAGCGGCGTGAGGTGGCTGAGCGTGAGCTGCTGAAGTCGATCGCTGAGACCACCGATAAGGACGCTTTGACGAAGCTGTGGAACCATGCCGCTGGGAATGGGTTGGCACGCTCTGAGAGTGTTTCTGAGGCATTCAGGCAGCGTGGGGAGGCGCTCAAAGCATGAGTGAGCTTGAGTACACGCCGGTGATGGTGGAGCAGCGGCTCCGCAGACTTCTGAATCACCTTTCTGAGGCTACTGCCACGCAGGATGAGGCGTACGGGCGATTCTTGGATGCTAAGCGTGCGCTAGATTTTGCTGAGGCCTCAGCGTTTGTTGAGACGGTTGGTAAAGGCTCCGTGAAGGATCGTGAGGCGCTGGTGGCGTTGGCTACTGTACACGATCGTGAGGCCTGCGATGTGGCGGATAGGGCGTATAAGTATGCGCGGTCTCGCCTGGACATGCTGAAGATCCAGATTATGGGCGTGCAGACGATCGGCAAGTCCGTGTCGACGGCCTATGGGGCTATAGGGGTGGTGGAGTAAGTGAGTGCTTTAGATTCTCTTCTTGTCCGTGGGGTTGGAGAAGATAGCGGCGAGGCTGACAAGGTCTATGCCTGCGATAATCCCCGCAAACCATGTTTTATCAAGGTACAGAGCGTACCCGCACAGTATGAACGCGCAGATGACGGCGAGTATGCCGAATGTGCGGCCAGATTTGATGGTCTTGGCAGGTTCCGTGTAGGGGTAGGTTTGCTCGATATAGCTGGCTTTTACGGAACTTTCTATCGCCTTGATGTAGGCGGTGTAGAGCTCTGGCGTCTCTTCTCTCATGATGCGCATTGCGGCTTCGTCCGGCGTCATCACGGGCAGATGGATATTGTTTTGCTGGAGGTAGGCCTGTATCTGTGTGAGCGCTACGGGGTCGTTGGCGAGTTCATCCAGATTGACGCCCTCAAGAGTGTTTCGTTGAGTGTTGGGCTCTTCTTGGGGGCTGGGAATAGCTCCTTGGCTGCTGTCTGTGTCCATGCGCCTTTGAGGTCGAAGAGTGAGAGTACTCCGACGCGGAAGGCATCCCATCGTGTTGTATTGGTCGGCATGTCTGGTGGCGTCTTTCAAGTACGTTGTCTGTTCTTTCTCCAGTGTAGCAGTAGTGGGGTGTGCCGTGAGCGCTGAGTTCTCTGATGAGGTGCGTGGCGTGGTTCTGGAACGCTCTAACGGCTACTGCGAGGTGTGTGGTAGGTCTACTCCGTTTGGCGAGTTTCATCATCGTTTGCCGCGGAAGATGGGGGGTACGCGGCGGGGTATTGGAACTGTGAAAAATTGTTTGTATGTATGCACGTACTGTCATCACTATATCCATTCACGCCCGAGTGAGTCTTACCTAAAAGGATGGCTACTTCGGGATACGGAGGAGAACGTTAGGGAGGTGTGCGAAGAATGAGTATCGAGGCTGTTTCGTGGGCGCTGAGCACCCAGCGGGTAGCAACGCCTATGCAGAGGTTGGTACTTATCGCTGTAGCTAATCATGCCGATAAGCGCGGCCAGTCTGCATGGCCATCGCAGGAAACTCTGGCCGAGTATTGCTGCTGTTCTTCGCGTACTATCCGCCGCCAACTCTCAGAGTTGGAGGAATCGGGGATTATTCGCCGTGGCGATCAGAGGTTGGTTTCGCACTTCCGTGGTGGCTATCGTCCGGTCGTTTATGACGTCGATTTGGGCGGCGATGAGCCTGCGAATAACTCTGGTCGAGGCCGGACATCTGCAACAGATTTGAGGCCGGACAATTTGTCCAGGCTGGACACTGGTGTCCATCGAGGCCGGACATCTGCGACATTGAGACCGGACACTGGTGTCCTAAGAACCGTCCTAGAACCATCCATAGAACCGTCCATAAGTAACCCCCTACCCCCTTTGCGCGAAAGCTCGGCGGAAGGCGCGGCACTGGTTCCGTTAGGCGACCCGCAAGCGGGTACGCCGACAAACACAAACCGAGGAGCTCTTCAACCCGTCAATGAGAGCGACCCTAAGGGTCGCCAGCAAGGACGATGGAAGCCATCTAAGCGCCAATTGGACGCGGAGTTCGAGAAGTTCTGGGCGTTGGTTGGGCGTAAGCGCGGAAAACAGCAGGCCAGGAAGAGCTTTGAGAAGCAACGACGCACCCACAGCATGGAGTTCATCTGCTCGCAGCTCATGAAAGCGCAGGCTGAATGGATACGTACGGGGCGTGAGCCGGAGTACTGGCCGCACCCCTCCACGTGGCTGAATCAGCAGCTAGACGACGATTACGACACCACCTCAGTGCCCTCCAAACATGAGTTCTATGAGACTCGGGTGCAGATGCTCCGTGAGCAGCATATGCGGGAGAAAGCGCAGCTCAACCCAGTTGTCGATGATGCGTCTATGCCCGCCATCACCTCCACCTGCATCGAGGAGGATGACGAGGACGATGACGACGATGACTGGGACTGGGGCGCGTAGTCATGAGTCTCTTTATCGCCGCTAAAAGCGCTGTTGAGAAGAGCAAACGCCTGCGTGGCCAGCGCCTTTTCGATGCTGATGAGCTGGTAGTGATCACGGAAGCTTGGGAGGAAACGTTCCTGGGCGCCGGGCTAGATGCTCAGACGGTCGAAGAGTCGGTGAAGCTTCTTGCCGAGTCAGGCGAGACCATCACTGCGAGTGCGATCATTAAGGCGTCTAAGTCGCTCCGACCTGCGGAAACAATGTCTGCGAGCCGTGACACAGACGAGCAAGACCGCCGCTACTACCGGAGTGTTTTCAAGTGGGCTCAGCGCACGCATCGTTGCCCTCGGATGTGGCCTGAGTGGACGAAGTACATGGAAGATCACGCCCGCAAGCTGGGTGTTCTCCGCGAATGGACTACATCGCTGGTCTCGTGGCAGACCGCTGACGCGTTCAAGGCGTGGGTGGCTCCGTGGGATGTGGATTCTGACGATTGGGAGGGGGTTAATCGACGTTTCCGCGAAAAACTGGCTGAGAGCCAAAATAAGCAACAGGAAAATGATGGCTAGGCAATGACACCAGCATGGCTATGTTGGATGCTTAGCGTTGAAAATAGGCCGCAATACGGCCACATACTGAAAGGACACAGCAATGACAATTCCACAAATCGCCGGAATCTTCCGCTTGACCCGCGATCCAGAACTCCACTTCACCCAGTCCGGGAAGGCCGTCGCGACGCTCGGGCTCGCCGCCTCTAACTCCCGAAAAGACGAGTCGGGAAACTGGCAAAAAGTAGCAACACTGTTTATAGATGCGAATCTGTGGGGGACCCAAGCAGAAATTGTGAACAATTCCTGCAACAAGGGCGACGAACTCTACGTGTCAGGCACCCCCTACACCGATCAATGGCAAGACAAAAACGGAAATAAGCGCTCCACTATCAAACTGCGCGCCAATGTTGTGAAGCTCATCGCCAAACCGCAAGACACCGCCCAACAGAGCAACGACGTGTGGGGCAGTCAGCCCTCCCAAGACTTCGGCAGCATCGATCAACCACCATTCTAAGGAGAAACCATGACCAGCACAGAAAACCTTGGAAGCTGCTACATCCTCTCCGGCAAAGTGGACGGGCAAAGAGCAAGCGTCTGCCTTCTCGAATCACCTGACGATGCAACGACGGTGGCACGGGAGATTACTATCCGCGCTAACCTCGTCCGCCAGTACGCATCAGACATATGTGTCCTCCAGCAGCGCCTCAAGGAGATTACAGAGCAATGAAAGTGTCACTACTATCGACCATCACTGTGGCCACGATGTCGTCTATGCGTCTGTGGACGGGCGAACTATCAGCATTGATGTTCCTCATGGCTACCAGTGCAAGAACTCGCTCCTGGATAAGCTCTCGGCATTCCAGCGCGAAGTTCGGTACTACCAGGATGGACTCCAGGTCATTTGCCTACTCCTCGAACAACTGGAGGTTGCGGAATGACCGTCACGATCGACTACCGGCACAGTGATAAACGGTGGGACGTGATCGGCGGCTACGTGAATAAGCAGCGCGCCTCCGTCGCCGTTGAGCCTAGGAATGGGGCGAGCCTGCCGTGGGCGCTACGAGGAAAAATAAACGAGCTCGACCGTGTGATCAACGACTTCACGAATCAAAAAGCATTACTCCAGTGCCGACTGAGCGAGCTAGGAGAACCTCTTGGTAACGAATGAGCTACTCAAGAAGCAGCCGATCGGTACACGACTCATGAACGACACCTGCCCCGGCTTCAAGAAAGGTGCGGACGGCGCCTGGTACCCCATCAAGAAATGGCGCCCGTACCCGATGGATGCCGACGACATCGACCAATTCACACAGTCAGATTTCGACTACCACCAAGTGGAAGAACATTAAGGAAGAAACATGGATAAGGAATTGGATTCATATATCAGAAATGCGTTTTTCGGTTTCATAGGAATGCGTCTCTGCCTAGATGAATTGGCCTCAAACATAAAGGACACCGCTACTAGTCTGCCAGAACAGCAGGAACGCGCCCTAGCTGACGAAGCCTATGCTCTCGTTGATAAGGCGTTAGATAATCTCAGCGCGGCTCAAACCCACATACTCAAGCTATCCGGTCTGCACGATGTATCGCTCTTTGAGAGTGATAATGGCAAATCCGAATAAGGCTAAGGGTGACCGGGCGGAGCGTTCCGTGCTAGCTATCCTCCAGCAGCACGACCCCACCGCCCGGCGCACCAGGCCGGGTAGGCGTGAGGATGAAGGCGACATTCACGCCCTCAACACCACCTGGCAAGTAAAAGACGTTGCACGCCCCCTCTGGCGGGACTGGCTCGTTCAGCTGGATAGCCAGGTGGAGCATTCCCGCTACCAGCGCGGCATCCTCGTCTGGAAACTGCGCGGCTACGGTGGGAAACC